ATTTTTCCTGCAAATGAATTCATTGCTGCAAGTGTAACCTTAATAGCTAACATAGCTATTAAAATACCACCAATAACAATAGTAGCTTTAATTAATTTACTAACCCAACTATCTGTTAATACTCCCGCCATTAGAAGTCTAAAATCTATTACTTCAAATATAGATGATAATATTCCGGATACTTTATCAATAGCATACGCAATTGCATTGACAGCTGGTAATAAAACAACAGCTAATGATGCACCGATTTGAGCAAATTTATTTCCAATATTTGTGAGTGAACTTTGTATTTTTAATTGTTCCAAATATTGCTCTTTTTCTAATTTTACCCCACCATTTAATTCATCATATGCAGCCTGTAATAAATCTTTCTGACCTCCCATATTAGCACCAATCATTTCTCTTAACATAAGTGACTTTCTTAGTTCACCTACTTCCATTCCCATTACCTTAGCAAGTGCTTTTCTACCGAAAATATTTGTTTTTGTATTATCATCAAAGTCTTGTAATGAACCAATTTGACGAAACATTTCTTTAGTTGCACCTTCAATATTACCTTTAAACAACATATATCTTGCTGTATTAAAATCAATTTGTCTACCTACTAACATCGATGCCTGTAATTCATTTTCAATTGCGGTATCGAAATCCATTATAGTTTCCATCATTTTCGCAACCTGTTGCATATTTACACCTAACATCTTCGCACCTATCGCAGTCTTATATATATTTTTACCTGCGTCTCCCATATAAGTTGCGACAAAGTCTGAACTAGCTGCTATATCTTCAAAGAAGGGAACCAAAGGAATTTTAGCAGTGCTTGCGGCATGGGCTCCAATTAACATCATATTATAAGCAGTTTCTTTAGTTGCACCACCTATTCCAGTTGTCATTTCTAATGTTTGAACTAAATCTTTTACCGGTATACCAGTAACCTTAGCTAATGTAGCCATATCAGTTGCTAGTTGTGCAGTTACTAACCCTGCGATACCAAATGCTTGAACTAATTCTGTTGTTGTAGCATAAACATCTTCTAATTCTACACCAAATTTTCTTGCACCTAAAGCACTTTTTTGTATATTTTCTGTTAATTCTTTGTTAGCTATATTAGATAAACCGCTTTCTTTTCTAAAGTCTTCTGCCGCTCCTTGCAAGTCTACAAACATTTTAATCAATAAAGCAACCCCCACAATTGCTAATAACCATGGATTAAATACGAGTGCCTTTAATACATTAGTTATTCCAGCTGCCATTGTTTTCATAGTAGTAGTCATTGCAGTTGCAAATCCAGCTGCTGACATTTTACCATCTTTAAATGCTGCACTTAGGTTGTTCTGAAGCTCTTCTTTCATTTTATCAAACCCCATGCTCTTCGATAACCAATCACCTATTATTGGTACCTTTTTGACTGCATCATCAATGTTATCAATCCAAGAGGTCATACTAGTGGTTACCTCTTTAATTGCGGCATCATTTGCCTCTATGTTCTCTTTTTCTGCTATTAATTTATTATTTATACTAGTTATAACTTCTTTAGCTTTATTCCATTGTTCAATATTTTTCTCATCTAATAATGTCTTTTCTGTTTTTAAAGCAATTTTATCTAAATTATCACTAATACTAGATAACATCTCATTTAGTTGAGATTGATAGTTACCCAATTTATCTGAATCAAATAGAGATGTGCCAATTGTACCTTTTAATCTTTCTATTTCTGTTTTAAATAATTCACCCAGACCCTCCGATTTTACTATCATCGATCCACCTGCTGCAAAAGCTGTTTCTTCTTGTGTAGCTTTAAGTTCATCTATACGAGTTCTTGCCTTCGTCGTAATCTCATCTATTACTTTACCCATTCCTTCTAATTCCAAAACTTTTTCTTCTGATACTTTACCTATTACACCCTTAAGATCAGCTCCAAAATCTTCTGCGATGATATTCATTTTTTCAAATCTTTTTTCCAAAGATTTTAAACTTTTATCAAACACTTCTGTACCAAGTCCAGTTCCCTGAGTAGTTTCTAATTGTTTAAGAGTTTTTTGCCACTCACTTTTAATTTGTGAATGAAAAGATCTTAAACTATCTAAACTGTGTTCGTAGGATTTATCTTCTAGTTTACGACGTTCTTCGTAATCTGGAAACTCTGACGGTGTTTTTTCCATATTATATTAATTTTTAAAATGGATCTGAAAGATCAATTATTCCTTTTACAACCTTTGGATCTAAATTATTAAGATATGCTTGAATCTTTGGATCATTCAACATTTTTTTGTAATCATCAATAGAAATTTGTAATTTCTGAGTTGCATCTACTAGTTTAGGATTATTATTTATTTGTGAATATAAAATTTTTGCTTTTCCTGTATATAATATTTTCAATATACCGGCAATAAAATTAGTTACTAAACCTTCAGTAATTTTTTGTTTCTTAGGGATAGCAGTATCTGATATTATCTGTTTTAACTTAATTCTCATTTAAATTTCCTTTTGGTGTTAGGGAATGATATAGATATAAATATTAAAGAAAATAAAAAAAGCCTCTATCGAGGCTTTTAAAATGAATATTACTTTAATGTGTTTATTTTCTTGGTACAATAAGTGTATCTATGTCACCACTTTGACCATCATTAAAAGTTAATACACCACCATCATCACCATAATCGGTTAATTTATAATCTACACCAGCAGAATTTTTGAATTTTTTAACAGATTTAGGATGTTTTAATGATGCTATATGATCCATTACTGCATCTGGATCATCTGCATCCTCAGTATTTATTACCTTAGCATTTGGCCATCTTGAATTTATATGTGATTGAGCTGCTTTATATGCAGGTACCATACTTTCTGGTTCATTTCCCATTGTGTCTTGTTCAATAGAAACTAAATTCTTAAAATATTTACCAGAATCTTGTAATTGTTTTTTAACCGTATCTGGAACGTTCGCAGCAGTTGATTGTTTACTAGGTTTATTAAAAATATTTACTGTTGGTTTTTTAGGAGCAGAAGGAGTTTTAGAAGTACTTGTACCTTTTTCAGCTGCTGCTTTTTCTGCAGCTGAACCTGTATAAAATTTTCCTCCACGAGGACCTTTTTCTATTTTTCTTCCTTTCGGAACAGGTTGTCCTTGTTGAACATATATCTTTGCTTCTGATAAAACTTCTTTTATTAAGTTTCTTAATTTCAATGTTGCCTTCATTTTAGTTTCCTCTTTTATATTTTGATTAATCACATATTTAATTTCTTCTTTAATTAACTTAACCAATTCTGATTTTTTCATTTAGATATATTCCTTATTTTAATTATTTTAATTATTTAATTTTAATTATACTAAAGATGTTATTTAAAGTTAACAGAATTCCTAAATAAACTTTCAGATCTTATATAATTACTTTAATATATATAGAGAAAAAAAAAAATAATCACAATTATTTTTTAGGTCTAACACTTGGAGGTTTTGGATACTTTTTACCTGTCTTGGATTTATCTACTTCTTCTTTTTCTGCTCGTTTTTGAGATATTAGCTGTTCGAGATAGAATCTCCGTTTGAATGTAGGCATATTGTAAATTTCATCATGTGTAAAACCACCGTTTGAAAAATATGCTATCTGAAATATCTCTGACCACAATTTATTTCTGTAGTCGTCTGCTGGGCCAAAAAAAGTTAATATCCATTGGCAGGGTAATGTCATCTGAATAACTACATTCGTCACATTCAAATAAGATATCAGTCTCTATTCCAGGGGTTACTTCTGCCAAGTAATCTCTGAATGCCTTTGAATCTCTAGATGTCATAGTATCTATAATGAGTTTTAATATTTTAGATTGACCTGATTCGTTCCCATATTGAGTAATTACATATGATAATCTAGTTGTTATTTCTGAATCACCACCAAAGTTCTTTTTCATTTTTTTAAGGTGTGTTTCAACATCTGACTCATCTCTCTGAGTTAAAAATTTAAATTTGATTTTAGTTTTGCTTATTGGTAATTCAAAATCAAATGAATTAGTTCCTTTAGGACCTAACTTTTCAAAATCTAATTCTTTACTTTCTAAATCAGATAAATTATAAGTTTTGGTATTTGATGCTCCACAATTTGGACATTTAACTACTGTCGTATAGTTAGAGCCATATAATAGCATTCTAGCTGCTATTATTAATCCATTTTTATCACCTAATAAAATATCTTCATAATTTATATCATCTGTGATTAAAGATTTTAATAGTTCATCAATTACAATACCTTTGGTTATTAGGTTTCTTGATGTCAAAATGTCTTCAGCTTTTGCCGTGGGAAGTCTTAGGTTTAGTACACCACTTGATAGTGGATTTTCAATTGAATAAAACCAACCGGCGCTGGGCAACGAAACCGCCTCTGTGGGATACATTTCCTTTTTAGTTTCACTTTTCTTTAAATCTACAATGTCACTCATATAAATGACCCTTTCTAAGTTTTAATGTGGTTGTTAATAACTATTAATATATATAGGAATTATTAATTTTTAATCGCATTTATCAAATTCTCTACAACCTGTAATCGATTGTTTTTAATATCGGATTCCCAAAATCTTAACAGTTTGTAACCGTTTTTAAGTGCCCATTCGTTCTTAATCTTGTCACCTTTTAGGTTTGCTATCTGTGCCGCGTACTTTGGATCTTTAAATTTGGTATTAGGATTACAGTGCCAATAATCTCCATCAACCTCTATTAAGATTTTTTTATCTTTTATTTTAAAATCGAAAAATGAATTAATATCATATGCTGGAAATTGAAATTCATGTTGAATGTTTAATTCACTTAACAGCATGGAGATTTCTATTTCTAAACTAGAAGTCTCTAATCTTCCTCTATATTTCATATTCTTTAATGCAGTTAACCTCATTTTATCTTTTGCCACAGTCGAGTGGTGTTTGCCGAACATGGGATTGTTCTCACCTTCATTACTTCGTATACCATCTTTGAATTGTTGTTTTTGAGTCTTAGATATCTTTTTCGCTCTTTCTGGATTGGCTTCTTTAGTACTTTTTTCTGCGTAGGCTTTTACTCGTGGGTCTGTAATATCTAGTCCTTTATTCCAGACTTCTCTTTCTCCATTTTTATATTGTTCTCTTCGTGTTGCTGCACTTTTAATCTGAGCTCGTTTATTATTTCCCCAATTGTTATGAACTCTTGATATGTGACCAATTTTATATTCAGTAAATCCTCGTTCTATATTTACAAATTTACATTGTTCACCACAACCACACTTACACGTTGGTATAACTTTTGTTTCCGAAATATATTTTAGGTAATAATTATCTGTTGATATTTTATGAGATACAGAAATGTGTTTAGATATCGATATTAAATTTTTTCCTTCAAAACCACAAATTTTACATTTAAACATAAAAACCCCTTATACTATTATTTTATAATAAATATAAGGGGAATTTCTTAGAATCAAGTTTAATTATGTACTACTGGAACTACCACTCCAAAATCGCGTAGTCATAGGCAACTGTTACTGCAATTTCAGCTGGTGTATCATTGTTTGACCAATCAAGTGCTCCCCAATCTGCGCTTACAACGAAGGCACCAACTAATCTCCACTCTTCTACTACATCACCAACCGGTCCTAACATATTCAACATTATCTGTTGTTTATAAAAGTCAGCATATCCAGCTCTACCTGTAGCTGATTCATATCCACGTCTTATCCAATTCATAACAGCTTGAGCTCCACTTGGTTTAATTGGATCATAAAGTGTAAGTTCAATATCTTGCCATTCACCTTTACCTAATAGTTTTCTTTTCATGTTTATATGGTCCAAGGTTATAGGTGAAAAAGTAATATTAGGTCGTTTTGCAGCTTTAACCAAATATGAAGGTACATCATTTAAATATAAGATGTATCTAAACTGCATTTTTGGTTCAAATTCGGTAAAATGAACTTCTGTAGGTTCGAGAACTTTGCTCATTGTGTTTCTCCAATAATATATTTATCTTTAAATATAAATATAGTGATTTAAAATTTTTATATTAATTTTATTTAATTACCGTTCTATTTATTTTTTAAGTTTTTAAGCAATTTATTTAAGTTTTCTTGTGCCCTTGCTATTTAATTTCTATAAATTCACAGTTTAAATGATTAATTATTTCCTGTTTTCTTAGTTCATCTTTATCTACGCGTCTTTTATGTGCACTTTCATAATATTCTATTACCACGTTTCGAGTCTTATCATATCCATCTACCCAATATCCTAATTCTTCTATAAAATATTCTCCACCACTTTCTGCGTGCTGAAAGTTGTAACCATTAGCTTTACCATATTCTTCTATAAGTTTACATGCATTAGAATTAAATCTGGGATAAAATTGATTACCATCTAGTTTGTTTTGTTCTATTCTTTTAATGGCTGCTAATCTCATTTTTCTTTTATGTTCTTCTGAAAATTTTATACCTTTGCGTGCCTTAGATATACTTTTTCTATGTTCTTCTGATAATTGTTTACCTCTATTCCAGGGTATACTACCTTTAAGTGTCTCAGATATTTTCTGTTTATGTTCTTCTGACAGAGGTTTACCTTTATGTGACTCAGACATATTTTTTCTAGCTTCTTCTGTTCTTATATAGACTCCAGTTGGCATATGTTTTTCCATTGTTCTATTTAGTTTTTAAATTTTTAAGCAATTTACTTAAGTGTGATTGTGCCCGCGTTCTTATTTTAGCTAAATTCATTTTTACACTTGGATTATCACTCTTAGCTATTTTATCAGATAATTTTCTAATTCTATCATTATAATTCCCAATTATCTTACGATAGTCCTCTTCTTCTCCTAAAACATCTATATCTTTTTCATCTAAGACGGTAGTGGGTTCTTCTGATAAAATTTCTTTTATTAATTCTTTTAATTTTAGTGTTGCTTTCATTTTGATCTCCTATTTATTTTGATTTTTCCATCTTCTGTAATTTATCATAATAGTTTGGATCCTCTTTAAGATGAACGAGTGCGATCTTAGCAAAAACTATCCAATCTTTCATAATATATGGCTTAGTATCTGATATTAAATCAGAATGTTCTGTCTCTGTTTTCATTCCCATATATAATTGATCACTCTTAGTTTTAGAAAAATCTACATCTAAATACCTACCTATTTTTCTTACAACCCCAGTAGTTAATATAGGTGCGGAATCATCCAAATTAAATTCTTTCATGTGACTGGAAATGTGTAACTGTTCTTGAATTATATCTTTTAATTTTAATATTGTTTTCATCTCAATTTCTTATTCTCCAATTTCTATAAATTCACAATTTAAATAATTTATGATTTCTTGTTTTCTTTTTTCATCTCTTTCTTTTCTATATATATGTCCTTTTTCATAATATTCAATTGCGACATTTTTAGTCTTATCATATCCATCTACCCAATACCCTAATTCTTTTATAAAATACTCTCCTCCGTTTTCTGCGTGCTGGAATGAATACCCGCCGGTTTTACCGTATTCTTCTATTATCTTACACGCAGCTGGATTATGATTCGGATAAAATTGATTATTATTCAGTTTATTATTTTGAATTCGTTTAATCGCCCCTAACCTAATATTTCTTATAGCTTCATCAGAATAATGTTTACCTTTTCCTGATTTGGACATTTTTTGTATTGTTTCCTTTGAAAAACAATTTTTCTTTCCCTTATTCCAAGGTATACCGCTGATATGTGAATCTGCCATTCTTTGTTTAGTTTCCTCTGAAAATGGTCTTCTAGTTTTACCTATACCACCTATAGATATTTTTCTCTTATGTTCTTCAGAAAGTGGACCTCTACTTATACCTTTCTTCGCCTCAGACATTTTTCTTTTGGTTTCTTCTGTTCGTATGTAAACTCCTTTTGGCATAAAATGTTTCCTTATTTAGTATTTAATTTTTATATTATTTAGAAGATCTTTCTATAATAGCCCACACACTCGAGTTCGCCATTTTTAAAATATTACATTTATACAGATCTAAAGTACTTTTTATTATTATTTCAGAATACCCCTTAAACTTGTCATTGAACTCTACATTTAAAATATTTTCATTCTTATGATCAGGTGTAGTCTGTTTTATATATTCTTTAAATCTTTCTAAAAAATCTTTTACCTGAGATTCACTTCTAAATTTA